TTTGCGGCTGAGGCTGTGCGTAGGGTTGAACAACTCCACCCGCTTTCCCTGATGGTAATTCTTTTGCTGTGTATGTCTTTATTGGCATATTAGTAACCTTTATACATCGAATATGCTTGAGCCGCACCTTGAAGTAGAGTAGATGCTGAACCAAGCTGTCCGGCCTGTGAAGCGTAAGTACCTTGCTGTGCCACAATGTCCGCCTGACTTGTCTGACTTGAAACTGTTCTTGCGCCTATTAAGGCAGTAACCTCTCCCCTTGCTCTTGTTTCCTCCGCATCTATTAAAGCGTTTGACCATATCATAGCAACATCTTCTTCACCTTCCCTTGCGGATTCATAAGCTATGTCAACCGGAGTGCCTTCATATCTAAAGCCCGTAATGGCCTCCTGAGTGCGCTGGTAAGCCAGTAGAGCCGCTATCTCCTTCCGCTTCATAGCAACTCCAGCAACGCCCCTGCCTTCGATTGCAACGGCTTCTCTTTCGGCTATCTGCCTGTTGAGATTTGCAATGTAGGCGTTCTCACTTGCTGTTTGGTAAAGTGATGCTTGTTGCTGTTGTGCCGAATCCTCAGCATCTTGTCCACCCCTATAGATGGAATATGCTGACATGCCAGTTCCAACAACGGATGCTGCGGTTGCTACTCCTGACGCTGTTATACCACTAAATATAGACCCTACGGCTGAGACTGCTGATGCCATTTCATAACCTCACGTATCTTATATAGTTTTCTTTGTTTGGCCCGTAGTGTGCCATCATTCCTTCGGGAATAAAGCCTAATCTCATAATACATTTATGAGCTTCTTGAAAACTCACCAGAACGTTTGTCTGGATCCGATGAAAACCATATTCATTAAAACAAGTATTTAAGAAATTACTCATACATTTAAACAAGGCAAGTCCTTTCTTCCGGCCTTCAGGTGATACCATCATCCAGACTTCGCCTACTCCCTGCCAGAACATAATAACACCACCAACAGCCAGGAGTGTGTCGTCATCAAATAACGTAAGGGCTGGGCCTGAGTTAGCGTAAGTCTCTGCCCTTGTATCAATATCGCCCATCAACTCAAGAAGGGATGAATCGGGGTCTTTCTTTTCAATATTAACCATGTGTTCCGGTTTAAATTTCTTTACTCTAATCATTCGTTCACATTTGTGATTGGCTCTATCGCCAATACGGTTAATGGTAATGGTTGTGATTGGGTTATTCTTATGTATCCATGCCTGTCCCACCCTCCGGGGAAGGGAACTATCTTGTCGCCGGTGAACAAAGGTGGCGATTTGCCCATTGGGTCGCCGGGAGTCCTAAAAGGTATTGTGTCTATTGTGCCTTCTTTGCTTCCGACATTTGCACCCAGGGTCTTGTAGAATCTGACTAATATCTGGTGGATTTTCTTTCGCTTGCCCTGTGCTGACCCGGATTCTATTTTGAGTTCCAAGTCTAACGGTTCAAGAATCGACTCATAGGGAATTCCGACAATGACTACGGATGACAGAGTGCTTCTTGTAATTGCACCTCCCGTTACAACCTGATTAGGTTCAGGTGCGCCATCAGCAAGAATCGACACTGTAACTCCTTCAAGATGGTCTAACCCTGAAACCGAACTTGCACCGTCACCATCATACTTTAATCCAGAATCTACAAACCAGCAGTCAGATCCATTGTCTCCAAAATCAGGAGCCATGTATTCAATGTATCTTTTCCACTCACCGTTAATGTATCTTCTAACTATAAACCATATCTGGTCGTGATCTGCTACTGGGATTACTTCAACATCTTCAAACAATCCGGGGTTCGCAGTAGTTCCGGTGGTGTGTAAGTGCCATGCAGTTATTTCCTGTGATTTGTTGTAGGTTAATGCGGCTATTGTGCCATTATTCAAGACACACCATAAGATTGAATCTGGCTCTTTTTGGAAAACATAAGACTTAATCCCAGTTGCGGTTATGTGTTCTGCAAGTATTGTCAGGTCTGGGGGGTCGCCATAATTGTCTTGAAGATAATCGTAAACTAATTCACGAACCTTCCTGCCAACCCTTTGAACAAATAGAATGGCATTCCCTACCCCAAGTCCTACTCTTGAGGCGCTTCCATAGTTTGACATTATCCGGGCTTTTCGTGCAGTAGGAGTTATTGCTTCATCGGTTGAACCAGATGATATAATCCATTCCGAAGCCCCGGTTCCTGCGTGAAGATACCTACCAATCTTTAGCCACAGTATTACATTATCATCATCAAGTACCAACTTTAAGGCATCGTCTGCGCCTGTTCCCGTAGTCATGTCATCGAGATTACCAGTAGCACTGAACCACATTGTTTGGGGCAAGGATGGAGTTCCTGCGTACACACCCCGTTGCTCGTACAAAGCCACAGAACCCGGATAGTTTGCCGCAGACCATTCGGCTGGCTGTGCTGTAAAGACTATGTCCGCCAGTGTCCAATCCACATGACTGCTCCGTGTAAGCATTTGTGGAGCTACAGACTGGTTCACCAAACGCATGGTATCTGCATTTTGAGCAAATCCAATATCAGCAAGCAAAGAAGTTGTGTATGGTGACGCTATTTCTACAGGAGTAACACCACTTACTATCTGTCCATTATCCTTAAAGAATCTTACATATTCCTGCCCGAACTCCAACATATATGCCTGTTCGATATTAAACTGAAATGGAATCAGGCGTGATATTGTTGCACTCGCTTTAGCATCCGCAACATAGACTGTGCCAAGTCTCCTTGAAGCTCCACCGTGAGGATACACAATCATGTTCTGAATAGTCCTGCAGGCATTGTAATACTTTGAAAGGTCAACCCTTCCGTAAAGCTTCGGAGAAAAGGTTCCACCGGTAAAATTGGTTAAAATCTGGCTTGTTTTCATACCTTAATTCCTTGCATTAAGAAACGTATCGGTTGTTAAAGATTCCGGTGTTCCTTCCTGTGCGTCAATGGATTTCGCTTGTCTAAGTTTCTGTTCAAAAAGTATCCACAATCTTTCCTGCTGAGTGGAACTCCCCGTTAGGGCGTAACAAATATCTGCGGCTAATCTCGTAGCGATTGCTTCTCTTAAAAGCATATCCATTTCATTTACATCTGTGATACGTTTCAAGTATTCAATATAACAAGTAGCGGCATCGGTAAGAATGAACCTTCCTTCTACCTTCCACTTATACCCGCTCTCTTCCTGTTCTTCCATTGAAAGGACTCTCAGACAATATGGGTCTGTTGGAAGGGCGTATTTGTAATCATACTTCCATGAAGGAGCTGAAGCACTCTGAGCTAAAGAGGTTCTTGCAATTGCACAATTCCACGGATATGACCTGATAGTAGCGTCACGGTTATAAACATATCTCCCGTTACAGAGCCTCGCGGCTTCACCCTCTTCAGTCATTGAGATTATGCTTTTCTGACCAAGCATGAGTAGTGACTGATTACACAAACCAACTATGCTTGACCCGCCTACCGCAGTTGAAACAACTTCACCAAACGAGAACTGACCCGGCTTATACCTGTCATCGTCAGTGGCTAATGTAGCTGTCCCGTCACAGAGGATTGAATAGGTTTTGGAATAATCATAAGCAGGGAAATCATACTTATAAAATCCGTCCCCAACCTCCGACATCTCCCCGGCTGTAACAGCTAATGACCCATCGGATATGTCCCTGATATTCAGAGTTGGGCTTAATCCTGTTGCGTAAGCTCCGGCACTTTCAAAGTAAACAGTTATCTTCATTTCGGTTTCTCCATTTGACTCTGCATTTCTTTAATCTGCACAAGTAACTCCTGCGACTGTTGAAAATCGGGACATATATGTAAGGCGTATTTGACTGCACTTTCAGCTATATTCATACCACCGAATCTCAATAACGCCCTTGCATATTGATCACAAACACCCCACCTTACTTTTCCACCATCGTAATTCTCCATACACCTTGAAGCAAATTGGAAGGCAAGTTCTGGCTTATCAAAGACATTGTAATAATACCCGTCAGTCAGGTACAAATTATTATATGGGTCACACTGAATTGCTAAGTTAATGTATGTCTGTTTATGAGAGAGTGCCTTCTTGTCTATTTCTGTTTCAGCGTTTGGCAGGACTGCTATTTTTACTGATTTATCATAATACGAAAGAGCAAGTAATTTAATGAACACCCAGTACATAATCCTGCCAACAATAAGAGCCAAGACTATCGCAATGACAGGAGTTATCGTAACTAAGGGTAAAGTAGTCCCAGCGAGTCCGCCGGCTAATGCCCAGAAAGGGAATGCGGTGTGGGCTTCTCTTAGAGGGAAGAAGAAAAACCCATGCACCGCAAAGGCGATTAACGCCCCGGAGAGGAGGATGTTCTCCGTCCACAATAATGAACTGAATATCGAAACTAAAAGGATATATCCTATTATTCCAAGCTCAAAGATTATTTCAAGATGGTCATTGTGAATACGGTGCGAGGTTGACGCTGTAACTGTCGTACCTCTTGCATAGAAGTGTTTAAGAAGTTTACTGTTTAATAACTTTGGGATTATCGAGGGATATTCTCGTCTAAAGGTTCGTAACCCATAACCCGACAATGGAGCTTTTACTATTAAATATAGCGCGGCAACTATAAGTGATATTCTACCGCTTGTTGATTCATAGAAACTCTTGCCCCTTGATCGAGCAACCAGATACACAAATATCAGCATCATTGGAATTGTGGACAGCATATAGGGTTGTTCAATACACGCAACATATAGCAGTCCAACAATAACCCCAATCTGCGCCCCACGGCATCGTGATAACCCTATCGCAGTAGCAATTAAAACAACGAGTGGAAGTAAAAACCACGACATATTAAACGTGAGCCACATTCCTGCAAATAAGGGGATTAGGAGGAACGCTCCAATGTGATTAGGATTCCCGAATATAAACCATTTTCGTTTTGGCTTATCTGATTTGTGGTAGATTAGAGTTGCTGCCGAAAAGACCACACCCGGAACAAATAGTATTGGAAGAAGTACCTCAAATGGTATTGTTCTTGCAGAAAGAAAAACAACCAATCCACACAGCATAAAGAACAAATCTTGACTACTTTGCCGTGAATGTGACCAGAAAATAGAAGCAATCATCCATAAGGCAAAACACAACACATAAATAGTCGTCATGTCCCACACTATAGGTACTGTTCCAGTTGCTAACCACATCATTAAAAACGCTCCGGTTATCATCATTGCTACGAGGTTTCTACCTTCTTCTCTTTGCTGCCATGAGAAAAAGGGTATAACCGCTGCAAGTAAGAATACATATCCCTCTCCGAACATAATTCCTCCTTTGGTTGAAGGGTGAGGGGCTCATAACCCCCCACCCTAAAGTTAATGTTACGCTAAGTCTGCACGCTCGACATAAGTACAGGACGTCGCATCAATCGCCGTGATCCTCACCGAAGCAAAGAGCGTGGCGGTTGCATGAGCACAGAGGATAATATCCCCTGCGGACATCCCCGGACAATTAGCCGTGTTGAAATTAGTCAACACCGTTGCCGAAGTGAGCGTATCCGTTGTGTTATAGATGTAGAGCTTAGTCGGCCCTACGGCTATACAATTCAATCCTGCTGCTGCAAATGCCATGTCATCACCTCCTAAGCCAGTAGAGCAGTATTAGACTCATCACAGGATATTTTAACAATACCCTCTTCGTCTATTACAACTGCTCCACAGGACATCATTGAATCAATCAGGTAAGCCGCTTTCTGCGGAACCCAATCAACTTTAGTCGTTATCGCTTTGTTCTCCGCCAGACCAAGGGCGGTACGATGGAAAATGAAGTTGGAACGCGTGTTCGTGGCAAGAGGAAGTGCAGAGTGGAAGAACCACTTAATTCCTCTCCAGTTCACTAACTGTGTTCCCTGAGTCCACACAAGATCATTTATATAATCTTTGCTTCCAACCTGTGTTATGTTAATGAACTCTTCCCACGCCTGCGCCGAGATAACACCCCACCTGTCGCCATCATCAGGGACATCATTCTCGTTAAGAGCAAGAATTGCCTGAAGGAGTTTTGCCTTGGAAAGACCAACTCCGCCAGCAGCAACAGCATTCTCTGTTACAGCGTCCATAACAGTGATAATTCGGGAATCTACCTCACGCCCCAATGCACCTGCACCTGCACGAGCATACAACGTCCTTTCATCGATGTTGTTCTTGATGTCATCAAGATTATCGACATACTCAGGCGCGTACTTGTCCGTACTGGTTACATCCTTGAAGGCGTGAACCGGATTCATAGGAACAACATCGCCATTTCTGGCTTTGTCAGTAGCCGTTCCTTTCCCCAGAGTAGGGAACCTCGCAATCTGGCCGGGGTTGAGTTTCTTCAGCCTTACCGTATTTCTCAGCTTACTTCCATACTGCTGATATGCGGCATGTACATCAGAGTCGTAATCAGTGATAAAACTCTGGTCAATAGTATTAGCCATTTCGTTCTCCTTTTTTTAGACATTCAAAACACTTCTGCTTTGGTTGCCATTCAGAAGGAAAACGATTACCTAACGGGTCGTTTCCGTCTTTCTTGGGCCGAGCTTAAAGTCGTTAAAGGGTTAAGGGTTAGCTTATCGCGCCCAACTGTTCCGAATAACTTTCGTTATACGCCTCGACTTCTTTTATAAATGCAGGATCTCGTTTACCGGGATCACAATATCTTGGATCCATTTTCATACTGATGAGCTTTTCCATTGTGTAAGTCTCACCACTCGCAGCAGGTGTTCCAGTTTTCAGAGCGTGTTCACCTACTGCCTGTGAAACTTTGAACAATCCATTGATTATCGCTGGCTCCATATTCAATCCAGTATCAATAAGTTTCTGCCTGAACTCTTCACCAAACAAAGGGACTATCACCGCATCAGCTTTGGCAAGGTTCGCTTCGTAATTTGCCCCCCATTCCTTCTTCATTGCTACTGTACTTTGCTCGCGGATATTATTCTGTTCTGTCTGATAACCTTCAAATCTTGTCTTTTCATCTTCGTTGTACGCATTAACAATGGCTTGAAAGGCATCCTTGCTTACCCCTTTTGAGTGGGCAATTTCAGCGAACATCTTTGTGCGTTCTGCGTTGTACTCCATTCCCTTCGGTAATTCTGGAACTGGAAGTTCATATCCATCCACTGTTTCAGGTCTGCCAAGTGAGTTATAGAAAGTATTCTTCTCTTCATCCGTCGCACCTTCTCCCGGAACTACCAACCCCTTTGCGTTTCGTAATCGGCTTGTATCTTTTTCAAGGTCAATGTAACCCGTTGCCAGCTTCTCAACATCAGGAAACTTCTCAAGCGCTGTTTTCATTTCATCTGAAAAACTCTCCCGGTAATCACTTTCGTTTGAGTTTTGGTTTTGGCCCTGGTTTGGCTCCTGGTTTCCGTCCTGGTTTAGCTCTTCCATTTTTCTCCTCCAATAATTCAATTACTCTTAATAGACAAATTGTCAGTTCGTCACTTTGGTTAGTGACACTTGTTAGTACATCGTTACGAAGTTTTTTAATTTTCTCTTTCATCCACATCCTCCGGTAAATCTGGTGGCTCTGTTAAGCACTTATCAATATCAATCCATACCGACCTTCTCCCCTCTTTGAATATTGTAAAGAACCCATCTACCTTCCCATCTACTGAACTTAAAACAAGTGATTGAGAATCCTGCCCTGTCATCTTCCTTAAATCACTAAGGACAGATTCCCCCTCAAGGCTTCCAAATATACTTTTCCACCTTTGGTATCTTTCCAGTCTCTTTTGGTCTTTCATATTATCCCCCTCATGTTCCAACTGCTCCTGTTAATCCTGCCAAAAGACCTGCATTAGGGTCTGTCTCTGAAGCCATCTGCGCCCCCTGTAAGACGTTTCCAGCGTCCTGTGTCTGCTTTGCTTCAGCTTGTGCCGCCGCCCTCCCCTCTCGTATTGCTGTGACTTGTGACTTGGTTGCACTCACTTTCCCTAAAGCGGGATAGAGTTCAATCATTGCATCATAGTATTTGTCTGAACTCACTCTGTCCACTATGTCGGCTTTTATTTGAGCCATTGGCATAAGCATTGTAAACGCGTTCTGTAGCTCCTGCGATTCATAAAGCCTCTGTGCCTTCGCAATGGGTGACAGGTAAACTATCTTAAACTCTACCGGAGCTTGCTTTTGTTCCATGACTGCTGAGAGTTTCGGAAACTTACCCAATCTATAGAGTATCCAGAACGACCTGATAATTATTGGCTTCAGGAGTTCTTCCATGAACCGATTCAAAAGCGGCCCAAGTATTTTCAGGTTCTCACTTGAAATCTGAATTATCTCCTGTGCTGTCCGGGGCTGTCCTTCCTGCTGAGTCCTGAATTGCTTATAAAAGAAAAACTCCCTTATCTGGTCACGTTTCTGCTCACACTTCTGTTCAAAGTTGGGCATCATCTGAAACTGACCAGTGCCATAAAGCGGTTTGGCATCCGCACCCTGTTTATCCCAGTTTGAATTGTAAGTGACTCCACCGGGACCAGTCTTAACTGGTAATGACATTCCTTCATCGGGAAGCACTAACGGAGGGTCGGTTGCTTTCTGCCATGCCCTGATTCCCGTCCTTTCCATTGTGTTGAGCATTTTGGTATCAGGTAAAGCATTCCACCCCATCCCCCTGCCATATCCATCGCCGGACATTAGAAACAGTCTGGGGACAGCGTAGGGCATTTCGTCATACCCGCCTTCATCGATTACAAACTTTTCTTCTTCTACAATATAAGCAGATAGAATTGGTTTGTTTTCTTTGTTTTGTTTAAAGTTACCCTTAGTGTCTATTTCTCTATCTGAACGAGGTCTGATAAGATGAATGATGTTAAATTCTGTGTCTTTCTGTTTACCCTTATTTTCAAGAGCTTTCATCATCTGCGGAGAAAGTGTCTCGTTGGGCCATTCCTGTCGAGCCTGGCGAGCAGTCATTGTGTAGTATCTGTAAACTGTATCTACGTTCCCTTCTGAATCCTCATCGGTGTAGATTTGTTTCAATGGGATTGTCTGGAAATTTAAAGCGGTTTTCTTTCCTTCACCTATAAATAACCCCGATTCTCCAAACCCGATGACTTCTTCATACACCCCGTCAATATTGGTATAGAAATTGCTTGTGTGGTATTCGCTTGACATTACTTCATTCACTTCCATGATAGCGTCTTGGACTGAAGATTCCTTATTCAGGACTCTGTCGACCATTTCAATGCTATGCCACGGTAATGCCGCATTTGTGAGCATTCCATTTATTCCAGCCTTACAAACATTGATAGAGTCAATCGCCGTACCATCGAAGATTTTCTCCATTGTCTTCTTGCCAGAAGTCTCTTTGCTTGTAAAACTTGGACGGTTAGGTAGCATGTAGTCACGAATCTCTTGCCATACCGATTCTGAATTGGCACGGTCAAGTTTCTTCTCCCCAAACCTCGCTACAGATGCTTCAATTTCTGTTTTATTCATAATTTTAACCGAACCATGATAATGTTAAATCTCCCGCAGCTTTAGCGATAATGCCAAGTCCGGTAACTGAAGATAATGACCTCAGTTCTGGGTTCTGTTCAAGTGCAGTTCCATCCGTGACACTTGCCGCATAAACAGCAGAAGTCAGAGCCGTACTTGTGTACTGTACGAAGAAATTAGTCGAGCATGAGAATAATACATGCTTCGCTCCAGTGGGGACGGTCAAAGTAGCTCCTGTGTCTGCAACGAGTTTAAGATAATCAACGTGCGAAGGTTGCCTCATCCCAACTGCTACCCTGCCAAGTCCATCTTGTGTTAATACGAGAGGTATCATTTTATTCTCCTTATGCTCCGAGAAGCGTTTTTAATTGAACGGGGGCTTGGCCTAATAGACCCTGTGCGCCACCCGATGTATAGTATCTTCGAGATGATTGCCGTCTTTTTGCTAACAACGTAGCTTTGGTTTTAGCCTCTTCGTCTGTCTTTGCTTTATCTGCTACCGCCTTGGCTGTAGCTGCCCTTATTTTTTCAACCTCTGCTTCCCTTGCCGCTTTTGCTGTAGCGGCTTTATCCGCTGCGGCTTGTGCTGCCTTCGCTTTATCCGCTGCGGCTTTATCGG